CAAAGAAAAGGAGCCAGAGCGTCAGTGAGTGCATCACCATGCTCGCTCATGAAGTTTTCAGTTGCGCTTGTAACACAGCTTTCCAGCACAATCTGGTGAGCATAAAGACCATCCCGGGCGGCACAGTTAATCTGCCATTCGAGGAGTGCAAGACGCTCACGAAGATCCTCAAGTTGGCTGGCATATGCTGCGGGTTTTTCTTCAGTATCCAGCAAAGCAGCCAGACGAAGCTGGCTGGTACTTTGCACATTACGTAGTGTCAGCCAGCTTTTTATTGCCGCGCGGTAATCGTTGAGAGCTTCCTGAGTAATGGTTCCGGTATTCATTCCTTCTCGCCCCCTGTAGCCATGTCACGCTGTTTAAGCATCCGGGAACGTGCTGCAGGGCTGGGTGATTGTCTGGCATCCTGTATGGCTTTATCGTCCGCATAAATGCTGATCCCCGGCAGGGCAATATCATCCGTTGAAGATACGTTACAGAACAGTGCCGGAGTGGTGAGTTGCTCGCTGATAAATTGCTTCAGCACACTTTCGGGGTCGTTTACGGTATGAACTACACCGATAACAGAAGATGCGCTTCGGCCCAGAGTCATTTTCAGCAGTCCAAGGATCTGAATAAGTTTCTGGCCGTGTTCCTTCATAAACTCATTCCAGAGCCACACTGCATGAGTTTCAATCAGGTGATTATGTTCGCTGATGTAGCGGTTTGCAGCATCCGCAGTTTTCCATGGCAGGAATTCATTTTCTGCAGCCTGAGCAGCCAGCAAATCTTCGAACTCATCTAGTGTTTCGCGTCCGAGGGCGATTTCTGCCCGCAGTTTTTTCATTCGTGGCGTCATATTCCCCTGATTCTCACGAAACAGGTTTCGCCATTCGTCATTAAGCGCCTGCGTCTCCGTTTTTGTATCTTCCTGACGTTTACGGATAGTTTCAGTCATTGCAGCGGCTTCGGTTTGTTTTCGCCGTTCTTCCTGCCAGACAGCTTTTGCTGCCTTAACTTTTTCCACCGCTTCGCGAATTTTCGGCGGGAGGGTGGGGGTAATGTTTGCATCAGAGATCTGGTTAACAGTTGTCATGGCTGCTCCGGTAGTGTTTTGTTGTTGTGTCAATTGTGCCGGGGTCCATACAAGCGCACCACCGAGGAGGATTGTGTCAGTGACTGAACAATGACCTTGTTCTGGCTAGCCAGAGAAAGGTGTCATGTCTGATCTACACGCTTCCTTTAATACATACTATTCACTACTGTTCACTTCAATAAAAATATAGTAAATACATGTGGTTAAGTGGTGTAGTGTTTTAATTAAAGTGATCATCTACTGTTCATGACTGTTCACAGAGATAAAATTAAACATATATTTCTTTTTCATATAAGTCGCGATATTTATTTCAGTTTATTACTGGATCTTTTCTCCTCACCAATATTCACCAGTATTCAATACATATTCTATGTAAAGAATAAAAGATGTCTTATATCTGTTTAATAATTGAACATTCAACCTCCCTGCACTCAGTTGCATTTCAGGAAAATATTCATAAAAATGAATTTGTCTGATGTTCATTAAACACATTCGGATACATGCGGAAGTAAGATGGTAATTTAATTTCTTTAATCATCGGATTTATTGATACATATGGTGAGCTGTTTATTTTTGGCCGTTTTTGGCTCTTTTATTAATCAGGTGTTGTCTTAGTGCTTATGATGTAACGCCCTGAATGATATGGGTTGGTTCAGATTTGATCTGTGATCCTGCCTAGTGTAATAGACTTTTTTATTATTGATGCTTCTTATTATATTCCATAAAGGAATTGTTTGTTTTGGTTCGTTTCATACGGTTTTTAGCTGTTTTATTTTTTGAGAAATCAACATTTCACACAAAATAAATAAAGCATGCGCGAGCCGCTTATATAAACATAATAAGGAGCTACCTGAATCCGCATGGAATTGCCCGGACTGTTGTAAACATATTAGAGAGGTAGCCAGATGAATAGTATTTCCGTTTCCACCCCGGCACCAGCTGCTCCGGTGCTCCCGGTTCCGGCTCAGCAGGAGCGCTTCATACGATTACCTGAAGTGATGCACCTTTGCGGGCTATCCCGTTCAACCATCTACGACCTTATCAGCCGCGATGCCTTCCCGCAGCAGATATCCCTGGGTGGAAAAAATGTGGCCTGGGTACAGTCGGAGGTCAGTGCATGGATGGCGGCGCGAATTGCTGCCCGCGAGCAAGGAGGCCATGCGTGAAACTTGCTTTGCAGTCTCATCTCCTTTTTTCTGGCTTGCGTCCTGATATCTTTTCCAGGTATAGTTTTCCCGCTGCCGCAAAATCGGCTGCCGGGCGTAGGAACCCGAGTTACTTATTGGCGACACCAGACGCGCCGTGCGTCTTTTTTTACGTCGTTGCTCAGGCACACCCATTTTTCGGGCTGCGGTGCTTATACCTTAGCCCCTTTCAGATAATGGTGGTCCGGGCGGGGCAGCCTTCGGGCTGGCCGGTTTCCAATAAGGCCGGTATTCCTACCCCCGTTCGGGTCACCACCCATGAGCGTAGGAACTCCGGTGGTGGCATTTACCGCTACTTATTGGAGGTTGCCCTTATGGCTACGATCCTCGCCCCGTCACATCCTCAATTTATATTTGTTTTTGCCGCCGTTCGTCGTGCAGAACGTAAACCACGTATCAGTATGCTGCGTATCATCGCCAGCAATGAGCATCATGCACGTCTTTCACTGGTCCATGAGTATGTGCTTTGTCTTGCTGCTCGCCTGCCTGTCCGGGAGGTGATCTAATGAATCACGCCGCAATCTCTTATGACGATATTCTCCGCCTGAAGCATCTTCGTAACGTGGGAGAGTTTGTCACTGGAATGGCTGTTCTTCAGGATTGCTACGAAAAACCTGCCAGTGCTCAATGTGAACAACTGGTTTCCCTGATTTATCTGATGACAGAGCAGCTTGATGGCGTGGTACAGCGTTGCCAGGATGACCTCATGAACATGGAGGTGGTGCAATGAAATCACGCACTCTTTCCCTTTCACTTCGGGTAGCGTTGTATCGCCGCGCGGTAGCCTGCGCCTGGTTGAGTGCCTGCTATCAGCAAAACCGCTATCTGCAGCTCACTCTGGATGAAATTGAAACCGCTATTGCCCGTGAGCTTGAAGGATTTTATCTGCGACAGCACGGGCAAACAAAAGGCATGGAAATCGCCTGCGCCCTGCTTTCAGACCTGATGGAATACGGCCCTCTAATGTCCTGTCCCGCACTCTCCCAGCTCGGAATAGCCGTAATGGATGAGTTATGCGTCCGTCACATCAAAAAGCCGGTTTTACACTGAGGGAGAATTGCGTCATGTCAGGAATGAAAGTCAGTCAGGCCGTGAAGGCTGCCCGCGGTCACTGGGCTCAGATTCTGCCAGCGCTGGGCGTGAATATATTGAAAAATCGCCATCAGCCTTGCCCGGTCTGTGGCGGTAAAGATCGTTTTCGCTTCGACGATCAGGAAGGACGCGGAACATGGTTCTGCAATCAGTGCGGAGCCGGGGATGGTTTAGCGCTTGTCACCAAGGCACTGAATGTGGATATCAGTGAAGCAGCTGACAGGATACATGGACTGACACATGATCTGTCTATAGTTAATTCCGAGGTTAGGACGTTAACCGCCGATACCGATAGCGGGAAAGATGCAGCGGCAGCACTTGCCGCGCGACTGCTGCAAGCCTCGCGTGAATCTGCCGGAAACACTTATCTTACACATAAAGGTTTCCCGGAGCATATTTGCCATGAGCTGACTTCAGCTCATAAGGCCGGTGGTGTGATGTTCCGCCCCGGTGATTTGATCGTCCCACTCTATAACGCTGACGGGGAGCTGGTGAATATTCAGCTTATCAGTGGCAATGGTAGCAAGTGTTTTCTTAAAGGAGGTCAGGTTAAGGAGGCCTATCATCTGATAGAAGGGGGCGGGAGTTCTGTAAGAAGGATTTGGATTGCGGAAGGTTACGCCACGGCGCTTACCATTCATTATTTGACAGGAGAAGCCGTCATGGTGGCATTTTCGTCGGTCAACTTTCTTTCTCTGAGCAGCGTTGCCCATAATAAGTATCCTGGATATCAGTTAATTATTGCAGCGGACCGCGATCTGAATGGTTCAGGCCAGAACAGGGCTGAAACTGCTGCAAAAGCGAGTCAGTGTGACATTGTGCTACCACCGGTTTTTGGTGACTGGAATGATGCGCTTACCCAATACGGAGAGGAATCCACCCGGAAGGCAATTCTTGAGGCTTTGAAGCCACATAACGCCAGTCCTTTCGACACAATGAGTGAAGCAGAATTCACAGCGATGAGTGTCAGCGAAAAAGCTCAGAGGGTTCGGGAGCATTACAGGGATGCACTGGCGGTTGATCCGAACGGGCAGCTTTTATCCCGCTACGAGTCTGGAGCGTGGAAAGTTATTTCTCAGTCAGATTTTGCCCGAGATGTCGCAGCCCTTTTCCAGCGCCTCGGGGCACCGTTTTCCTCAGGAAAAATTGCCTCACTGGTGGAAACATTAAAGTTAATTGTTCCGCAGCAGCAAAATCCGTCACGTCATCTGATTGGTTTTCGTAATGGCGTTCTCGATACGCGAACAGGGCTTTTTAGTCCGCACTGTAAAGAGAACTGGCTGCGTACCCTGTGTGAAGTCGATTTCACGCCACCGGTAAAGGGGGAAACGCTTGAAACTCATGCCCCGGCATTCTGGCGTTGGCTGGACCGGGCCGCCGGACACAAGCCAGCAAAACGCGACATTATTCTTGCAGCGTTATTTATGGTGCTGGCGAACCGTTATGACTGGCAGCTCTTTCTGGAAGTGACTGGCCCTGGTGGAAGTGGCAAAAGTATTCTGGCTGAAATTGCGACCATGCTTGCTGGAGAGGATAACGCCACCTCTGCGACCATTGAAACGCTGGAGTCCCCGCGAGAACGTGCGGCTCTGATAGGTTTTTCTCTTATTCGCCTGCCTGATCAGGAGAAGTGGAGCGGCGACGGCGCCGGGCTTAAGGCTATAACTGGTGGCGATGCAGTATCTGTGGACCCCAAATATCAGAATGCTTATTCAACACATATTCCGGCGGTTATCCTGGCCGTAAATAATAATCCTATGCGCTTCACTGATCGCAGTGGTGGTGTGTCCCGCAGGAGAGTTATTCTGCATTTTCCTGAGCAGATAGCACCGGAAGAACGCGATCCGCAGTTGAAAGATAAAATTGCACGAGAACTGGCTGTGATTGTTCGTCAGCTCATGCAGCGTTTCAGCGATCCGATGAGCGCCAGAACATTGCTTCAGTCGCAGCAGAATTCTGATGAGGCTCTCACCATCAAGCGTGATGCTGATCCAGCATTTGATTTTTGTGGCTACCTTGAGGCATTACCTGACACCAACGGCATGTTTATGGGGAACGCCAATATTGTCCCGCGCCAGCCACGTACGTACCTTTACCATGCCTATCTCGTATACATGGAGGCTAATGGCTTTAAAAATACCCTTAGCCTGACAATGTTTGGCAAAGGGCTACCAGTTATGCTGAAGGAATACGGGCTAAATTATGAGAAGCGGCGAACTAATCAGGGAATGCAGACTAACCTCACTTTAAAAGAGGAAAGTAATGCAGACTGGCTTCCCAAGTGTGATGAGCCAACAATCAAATAATTACAACTAACCCGGCTGATGCCGGGTTTCTTATTGGAAACGTACGAATGTAGAGATAGCAGTTCACTCTTCACCTAACTGTTAATACATAACCAATTGATATATAAATTAAAAGTTGCAGAGTGAATAGTGTGCATGGTTTTGCGAAAAAAAAGTATTTTTTGTTGAGTCAAGTCCCGGTTTGGATCCGTTTAACGGAACCTAACTGGATTGACTATTTCTTCGATAATTTTTGGATAAATAATCAACAAAAATCAAAATGTGAACAGCGAATGGAGGGGGCACAAAAGGGGGCATAATTGAATTAATTAT